ATGCTTAACGAGGAGGACGTGGCTGCCCGCTGGGTCTTCGTCGATTTATCCCGTTGCAGGATGTCGCTCTCGCACCAGATGGCTGCCAATGCCACGGAAGCAGCCCTCTACGCGATTTTCGGCAAGAGGACGCGCGCTTCGCCCACACGCCCGATTCTGCCTATTCCTATCGCCACGCGCCGCGTCCTGGTGATTCATCTGCCGGGTTCGGTCGTTCTCCCCTCTACCACCGCTCCCGCGCGATCCGCAGCACGCGCGCGGTGACGCTCTCGGGCTTGGGTTCCGGCTCGACGACGAGACGCCCGCGGGAGGACGGCGTCAGTCCAAACTCCCGCGACAGCCTCAGCACCGTATCCATGTTCTGATTGACAATGCCCAGCAGCGGCGACTGCTGCACATAGCCCGATGGCGTCTTCAGCAGCAACCCCGTCTCATTCAGCTTCGTCTGCGCCTTCACCAGCGTGCTCCACGCCTGGCATAGGTTCGCCAGTGCAAGTCCGTCGGCCTCCGTCAGCACGCGGATGCGCTGCAGCATCTTCACCATCCGCTTCCATTCCCGCTTCGCCTCGGTGTCGAGGTGATCCGGGCACCGCAGCGCTTTCGGCCGCCGCCCGTCAGCCCGTGGTGGCATGAGGATTTCTCCGTGGGTTTTCCAGGAGGACACACTGCCCGCTGCCGCGCGGGTTCCGTGCATCGGCCGCAACCGTCAGCCGCGCACGCGAGGCAGGCGTCAGTCCAAACTCAAGCGCCAGCTTCGTCACGATATCCACGCACGCGTTGACGACGCCCACCAATGGATTCTGCTGCACGTACCCGCTCGGCGTCTTGAACAGCAGGCCGGACTCGTTCAATTTCCGCTGCGCCTTGCGTAGCGTACTCGTCGCCTGGCACAGGCAGGCCAGCGCCATCCCATCGGCCTCCGTCAGCACCTTCATCTGCAACAGCAGCTTCGACAGCCGCTTCCATTCCTGCTTCGCCTCGGCGTCGAGGTGCGGCGGACAAGGCGGCGCCTTGCGCTCCGGCTGCGGTTCCAGCGGATTCACCGGACGACGGCCGCGATTGCCCTGCAGCAGGCGCACCGATGTCGGCATCGGAATGGGACCGCGGAGTCCCATGGCTACTTCTCGCGGAACGCTTCGCCGGTCCCGGCGTGGACGGCAGTCTGGCCCGTGAATTCCTGCCAACGCTTGACGATTACGTCGCAGTATCGCGGGTCGAGTTCCAGCAGCCGCGCCCGCCGCCCCATCCGCTCAGCCGCGATCAGCGTCGAGCCGGAGCCACCGAACAGGTCCAGCACCAGATCGCCACGCTTAGAACTGTTCACCAGCGCCCGCTCGATCAGTTCCACCGGCTTCATCGTCGGGTGCAACCGGTTCGCCGCGGGCTTCTTTTCCTGCCACAGCGTCGATTGCGACTTATCCCCGTACCAGGCGTCCGACTCGCCCTTCACGTGGCAGTAGAAGATCGGCTCGTGCTGGAACTTATAGCGGCCGAAGCCCCAGGCGAAGGTATTCTTCGCCCAGATGATCTGGCAGCGGACATTGAACCCCGCATGCTCGATCGCCTCCTGGAACTCCCGCTGGTAAAGCGATGGATGGCAGACGTAGAGTGAGGCGCCGGCAGTCGTCGCCATCCGGTAGGAGATGAACGTGTCTCTCAGGAACCGCACGAACTCCTCAGGCGACATGTCGTCGTTCTGGATCGTCAGCTTCTCCTCCGTGCCGCCCTCGTAGGCCACGTTGTACGGCGGGTCGGTGAAGACCAGCCCGGCCTGCTCGCCAGCCATCAGCTTCTCGATATCGGCGGCCACTACCGCGTCGCCGCATAGCAGCCGGTGTTCGCCAAGCAGCCATACGTCGCCGCGCACCGTGACCGGATCTTCCCGCACCTCCGGCGCGGCATCCTCGTCGGTGAGCCCCTCCGCCGGTTCCTGCTCCAGCAGGTCCTTCAATTCCACGGCGTCGAAGCCGGTCAGCGATAGGTCGACGGCGAGCGCCTGCAGATCGGCCAGTTCGGCGGCGACGAGGTCGAAGTCCCATCCGGCGTTCTCGGCGATCTTATTGTCGGCCAGCGCCAGCGCCCGCCGCTGCACCGGCGTTAGGTGGTCCAATACAACGACCGGTACCGATGCCAACCCCAGCTTGCGTGCGGCCAGCAGGCGTCCGTGACCGGCGACGACGGTATGGTCACCTCCGGCCAGAATCGGCGATGTGAACCCAAACTCGCGAATGCTCGCGGCGATCTGGTCGATCTGCTTTTCGCTGTGGGTCCGGGCGTTCTTCTCGTAGGGAACGAGCTGCCCCACCGGCCAATGCTCTACTTTTTCAGCTAACCACGACTGCATGGATATCCTCCAGTCTGAGTTCGCCCACCTCTTCGAACGTCTGTCCCGTCGCCACCAGCGTCACCGGTACGCCGGCGAAGTTCTGCTGAAACCGCCGGATGGCCACGTCGACATACTCCGGCGCGATCTCCATCACTCGCGCCACACGCCCTGTCCGCTGCGCCGCCAGGATCGTCGTCCCCGAACCGCCGAATGGTTCGTAGACCAGATCCCCTGGATCGGAGAACGACCGCATTACCTCTTCCGGCAGCGCCACAGGAAACACGGCCGGATGGTCGATATCGTCGCCAATCCGCCCTTTGTGGCGCATCACACGAATCACGCTGTCGGCGATGCGGAAGTCCTGCGTCACCGTGCCCGCCTGGGACCATTCGCCCACCTCGCCGTTGTTGCCGCGCATGCCCGTCGTCGAGCCGTCCCGCCGCGAGTGCGTGTCGATGCCAGCGTGTTTGCACGGCACGATCTTGTTCGGCTTCCGGCTGCGCCGGTTGAAGTGAAAGATAAACTCGAAGCTCGGAGCCAACCGGCCCGCCCAGTCGCCCGGCATCCCCGGACCCTGGTCCCAGACGTACCAGCCAAAGCGTCGCCATCCCTCGCCGCGCATCCACTCGATCCATCCGTCCCAGTACGGCGCGACCTCGTTGTCGCGGTGGATCAGTCCGAGGTTGACCAGCACCTGGCCATCGTCGGCCATCGGGAGGTGCGCAAACACGCCACGCATCAAGCCGTCCCAATCCCGGATGCCCGCGGTGTATTCCCGCTGCTGCCCGTAGGGTGGACTGGTGAAGCACAGCCGAGCGCGAGCCCCGCCCATCAACGTGGCAATCGCCGCCGGATCGGTCGAATCGCCACAAAGCAGCAGGTGATCGCCCAGCCGCCACAGATCGCCGCGCCGGGAGACCACCACCGGCTCAACAGCGAGGCCGGCGTCTTCGTCCACGGGCTGCCCCGCCGGTTCATCGGCGAGCGTCATCAGGTCCTTCAATTCCACGGCGTCGAAGCCGGTCAGCGATAGGTCGACGGCGAGCGCCTGCAGATCGGCCAGTTCGGCGGCGATGAGGTCCTGATCCCATGACGCCTCCTCGTGGCTGCGGTTGTCCATGAGCCGGTACGCCTTCACCTGGCCCTCGGTCAGGTCGGCAGCCACATGCACCGGAACTGCGTCCAAACCGAGCCGTTTCGCCGCCAAAAGACGCGTGTGTCCGGCGATAATGACGCCGTTCTTATCCACCACGATCGGCTGCCGCCACCCGAACTCAGCGATGGAGGAGGCCACCTTCTCGACCGCTTTTTCAGGGATTTTCCGTGCATTCCGCGCATACGGAACAGCCTGCGCAATCGGCCAGAGCTCGACGTTGGTCATATCGGATACCCCCCCCTAGGAAACTCGCGCTCTTTCACACGCGATGCCGACGCTGGTGCTGCGCGAGTCTTGGGAGGAATCACCCTCCCCCCCTCCTCGCTGCCGACCATGCCCTGTATCGCGCCCTTACGCCAGCGCCGCAGCGGGATGCCCGAAGCACCGCACGCGCCACGCCGACTGCCTACACCAGCAGGCGATCCACCAGCGGGTTAACGCCTGCGGACCAGAACGGAATCACCAGCGGGGTTCATCGATCTCTGCATGCAGCTACCTCCGGATCTAAAGGTTGTGAAAAATGTCTAACAGTATTGTGGTGATTAACGCGCACCGTCGCGGTTCTAGTACTTCTATATCCATATAATAGTACGCATTCAATCGCGCCGCAACATCGTTTTTTCGACGCCGGTTTTTTGCTCGATTCACGCCACGGTACTCGACAGGTTGGACGTCCGTTGACGCGGCGGGCAGAGGGCAGTCGTGTCCTGGCGTTGTGCGCGTGCTACCGGCGCAGCCGCGCGTAGTAGGCAGTGGCGAACTGGGCAGGCATCTCGTCCGGGAGGTAGACCACGGCGGGCTCGTCGCTGTCTTCCCAGACCGTGCGGATGAACTCGTAGGCGACAGCCGCCGGGGGTTCACCGCCAGCCCCGAAAGCGTCGGTGGCGCTGGCGGCAGCCTCGTTGGCGGCGGTCTGCAGAATCTCTTCGTACATGGGCATCGGGTCCTCGGTGGTGGTGGCCAGGCGATAGTGTTCCGGTGGTGGCGTCCTGGCGGCGGCCCTCCGGTCACATGACCTGTACCGTGGGTTGGCGACCGATAGCAAGTCGCCGCCGCCCGGGACGATGGGGCGTCGATGCCAGCCGCAAGAGGGAGTTCTGCGCTTGGAAAGTGACGACACTCGCCAGGTGCTGCTCACGGTTAAAATGCAAGGACATATCTCTCGCCATGCCCAGAAAGTCACGCTGTCCGCACTGTCAGGCCGACCTCTCTGAAGTTGCTTTCCTTGGGGCGCTTTGCCCGCGCTGCAAGCTAAGTTTGACGACCGAACAGTCTGAGAAAATCGCACCGCCAGCAACACACCGCCTCGTCAAGTCTCGCGGTCAACGCATAGCCCTCAGTAAGGCTGAACAGGAAACGGCAATCGGCATTGAGTTGTTGGATCTCTGCCAGACCATCACTGAGGACGGGCGAATACTGGATGAAGAGGTAAGCGCCCTGAAGTCCTGGCTGGAGGACAACGCTCACGTCGATCTGCCTGCAATCGAAGCCCTTCGGCTATGCGTAACCGAAATCCTGGCCGATGGCGTCCTGAGGGACGACGAGCGGCTCCGCCTCCAGAAACTCATCGAGCGTGTCTTGCCGCCAGACCTGAGACAGTATGCGATTTTGAAGCGTCAGGAAATCACTCAGCAGGAAAAGGCCGAGGCCGCACGTGAGCGTGAAGAGGCTCGGCAGCAGGCGCGAGAACAGCGCGAGTTGGACAGAACCATCTACTCATTCAATTTTCTGGTTGCTGGTGTCGCATACGAAAACAGGGGATACGCGGTTGCCAAGTACGCACGGGAGGGGATGACAGCTTATCTCATCCGTGATCGGGCGAATCAATACAGCGCTCACGCTGTTGAAGTGCGCCTCCGGAACGGAGTCCAGGTTGGATACGTACCCGAGGAAGTCGCCACCGAGATCGCTCCGCTCCTCGACTCTGGCGGTAAGGTCCGTGCCTCGGTTAAGCGACTGTTGACCAACACCAGAAGGGGATACGACATCCCCGTGATTGAAGGTCAAATCTACGGCGAGCATGCTCGCGTACCCGGTGCGGTCACCGAAGCGGAGATCCCTCCGAAACTGGACCCCTCAAAGGAAACCGGTCCCGGCTGTGTGGGTTGTGTGGTCGCGGTGTGCGTCCTCCTGCTGCTGCTCCTGCTCGTCATCCGCTGCTGACCGCATCCATAACCCGATTCCCTGCTCTTGCCAACCCAGCGCAGGAGAGCAAACTTCTGCGAGTTCGTCGACGCTCCCGAGCCTCGCTTCCCGGACCACGCCACCAGCGAAGAGCACCACGTCGGACACTCGAATCATTCGTAAGCCATCGGTCTGATTTGACTTGCTATCCGTTCCAACCGGAGTGATTCATGTGATCACGATGAGCAAAACCAAATCACCCGCAACCAAACAGACCGCAGCAGCCCGCTACGCCGAAGCGCAAGCCGAAGCGCAGGACCTGCTCAAGCGAATCGCCACCCGCCTGGCCGCCGACCAACAGGAGCAGGCCTCCGCGCCCGCCGACTGGGGGTACGTCGGCAGCCTGGCGCACGTTAACGAACAGCTCGCCCAAGTCCTCGCCTTCCTTGGCGACCGCAGCGCCGTCGAAGCCAAGGGCCTGGAGTACTGACATGACCCGCGATGAACTGATCCTCTGGGCCACGCGGAACGGCTGGGCGCTCGACCGCTGGGGCCACTTGAAGAAGGAGTTCCGCAACGGCACCCACCGCATCAAGCTGAGCCGCATCGCCGCACGCCACGAAATCTCGACGCCGTTTGGTTGGGCAAGGCTCACCAGCGGCTATCTGAAGGCCCTCACCATCACCCCGGACGACAAGATCGCCGGCATGACTCGATAGCAAGGAGACTCACGCATGACCACATTCACCATCGACACCGACAACAACATCACCGCCTGGGACGAGCGACCCGCCGCGACGCCCGATACGGAGACATTCTCCAGCGAGGCCGAACTCGTCGCGCTGGCGGCTGGCTGGCCCGGCAGCCGCCTTGTTGAGCTCTGGAACAGCCTCACGGGTGTGGTTCCGATCTGGAAGTTCCGGGATCGCACCACGGCCGCGCGGCGCATTTGGAAGCAGATCCAGCATCTGGCTCCAACGCCCACACCCGCCGCACCCACGCCACAGGCGGCCCACGTCGCGACCAAGGGGCGCAGGGCGGCCATCGCCCCACCGCCCGCTGCCGACGCCAACACAGGGCGCGAGAGCAGCAAGAAGGCCCTCGTCCTCGACATGCTCCGCCGGCCCGACGGCGCCACCCTCGACGAGATCATGACCACCACCGGATGGCAGGCGCACACCGTCCGCGGCTTCCTCTCCGGCGCCCTGACGAAGAAGATGGGACTCGCAGTCGAAAGCTGGCGCAACGACGATAAGGTACGCGTCTACCGCGTCGGGGCGTAGATCACGCACAGCCCGATCAGTTCAAGCGCCGCCGGGGCCTCCTGGCGGCGTTTTGTGTTGCGGGTGCGTCAGTGGAAGGGTCCGACAATCGCAACGATCTCGTTCGGCGCGCGTCGAATTGACTTGATCGTCCAACCGAACAGAGCGATTAATGTGGTCACCATGCCGAAAGCGAAACACGCCGACCAGATGAACCAGAACATAGCCGAGATCGCCGCCCGTATCCTTGGCGTCGGCAACCTGGCGCCGCACAACATCGACTCCGTCGACTTCCACGAGTTGTCGGTCACGAGCATCCACCGAGCGCTGGAAGCCGCCTACGAGGCCGGACGGGGGGTGAAGTAAGCTGCTTTCGGATCTCGAGGCTGCGGCCACGTACGGGCGACCATGCCCCACGGCCGCGACCACTGCCATAACCTTCCTCAGGCTGAACGCGGCAGCACGCCGCGCTTGACGCTACTTCGCTGCCGCGGCCAACAGGAACAATCCCGCTGCAACAGACGCATCCAAGTGGGATACGATCGGGTTGGCGGGTAGCGGTTTGCCTGGATCATACGGCAGGCTTCTGCGAATGGAGAAGACGGTGTCCAGCGGATTAGCGAGGCTGATCGAGAAGGCGCGCGCGTACAAGATGCCTGCCGACGAGCGGGACGAGCAGGTTCGCAGCTTTGCGTACGGAAACATCCACATCGAAAATCCATCCATCACCCGCGCCGACATCGACAAGGCATTCGAGCTGTCTCGCCGCGCAGAAACCACAGAGGCGTGA